TGCGCTGTAAAATGCAGCACGGACCTTATTCAAGCACCGGAGTTGATCTTTCACATTATAAAGATCCATAACAATCTTGACCGCCGGAATTGAAATGTCTATTGCCTGCCCCATGCCTGTCATAATTACCTGATTCCGTGCTGTCGTATAAACTTGCATCGCCTCTTTATTTTCAGGCAGCAAATCAATCCAACACTTTTCGCAAGGCGGTTCCTGTGGAGGATTCCTTTCTGCATATGTTGCACGGCACTGATCGCATTTTGTTAATACTGTACCATCGTCTAATGTTATTCTGGATCGGGTCTGGTCGTCGCTGAACTCGATCCAGTCAACGAGTTTTTTATTTCCTGTTCCTCCACACCGGATGAAGATAATAGTTGGAGACATCTTGCGACAAAACGATCAAACACGGGCAGTTTCATCAGCTTGATTTTATTCTCTCTTGTGCAAGCGATTTCCTTGCCGGTTTTTTTATCTGCAAAGCCTTCAAGCCCTTGTATTACATAATCCCAGGTATCTTCCCGGTCCTTTCTGTTTTCTTCGGGTGTCATCTCGGGGTAATAACTAATCCGCTCCATCGACCTGGTTTTAGGGTTTAGGACATGCTCATACTGCCGCTTTCTGCTTGCCAGTCGTTCCTCAATGAACGGCACCATACTTCGTATCTTGACTCTGGCATCCGGCGAAGGTTCGTCATAAATCACCTCGCCGGTTGCCTCGTCAATATGTGATGTAAAGAACTGAAACCACTCTCCCTGCTCCTGCGCTTCTAAATCAAGTAACATAATCTCTCCTTTTAATTGTTAGTCTTGTTTTAACCACATAAACCCGCCTGACACTTGCCCTTCAAATGAAGTCTTCGCCAGACCACACCTGTCTGCTTCAACACCACCCGCTTTTGTCATCAAGATAGATCCTGAAGTTGCAACGGTTAGATATGAAGTTGAGTTAATCCAAAACCGAATACCGGATGTGGATGAATGAATAAGTTTCGTTCCATTCTGAACACAGTTTTGTAGAGTAAGCTGCTCCGGGCAAGTCGGATCATAGCTTACATTCGCAAGCGTAATCGTTCCGGCATCCGCACAACCAAATTCATAAATACTGGTTTCAACACCAAACTCACTCCAAACTCACTAGCGTCCTGCAATGTCCTGGTAACACCAGAAATTGAGTAAGTGCCAGCTCCTAAGATTTTTGACGTTGGTCCTAAAGTTACTTTCTGAAACATGCCCGTGAGGGTCACCGCTCTATCTGCGCACATAATACTAACTCCTTTCTTTTAATTATTTACTTCATTTTGTTTACCAAACGCTCTGTCTCTTGCCGCAAACTTCCTGAGCTGTAATTCTTCGTAGAGTTTATTCACCTCCCGATTGACCGCCATCGTCGTCAAATGATCCGATGGAACAGAAGTATCTACAAATATTTTATACCCGGCAGCTTTAAGCTCCTGACAAAACCCTATATCTTCACCAATGGAAAGCCCGGTATGCGGGTCCTTCCGAAACTTAAAATAAACTCCCGGTTGCCGTGGATGAACACAACGCTCTTGCAATCCGAGAATATAGTCTCTTGTCGATTTTGGCATTAATGCCATATCGCTTTCACTCGGTCTTAATTTTTCAAATTCAGCAATTTCTTTCTCAGCTCTCCTGTCCATTGCCTTAAACACTTCCATATCATACATAATACATCCTGCGCCCGTTGCATCAACATCTATCAGATCCCCTTCATTCCAATCGTTAATACTCTCATATCCAGTATCGGTTATCCGTAACATAATACTATCAAATGGAGGGTATCTTCGAAAACATAAGGCTCCGAGTATTGGAAGATTACGTATCAATAATGAAGGAATCGTTTTCGGATGATATATCATATCCGTATCCAACATAATAAGTTTTGTTGCTTCAATAGATAACGCCTTTCTGACAATATCGTTTCGCAATGTATCAACCGGGCCGTTATTCTTACGAATCAGGACATAATCCGGTTTTTCCATGAACGCAAAAGCGTCAAAAAATTGCACTGGTACCATAGGAAAACTGCACGGGATTCCAATTGCCAACTTGACATTACTTATTTTCATACTATCTCTCCTTATATTTCTCTCCCATCTTCCAGCCTCTAAATAATTGAATAAAACAAATAAATCCGATCTATATGCAGTCTGTATCCCTGCTTCCTTACGTTTGATAGCCAAATATCCATCAGCACAATTACCCTGTCCTGATTCGTAAAGAAACCGCCTAAACTGTGCCCCCTTAACAAAAGACTGCTGATTACTGATAGTGCCAATCTGTATATTTTTAGGATGAGCATATAAGGTATTCGTTATATATTTTCTTTCCTGTTTAATACCTTCTGGAATATTATCACCTCGCTTCATGCTAATAATCACAATATCGTCATCCATTTGTTTAATTGCATCAAACACACCGTGTTCATACATATCGTCGTCATCAGCCGCAACATAATAATCATTGTCGATAATCTCATAATGCTCTATGAAATAGTTACGTTTAAAGTCCTGCGGATAAAGATTGCCTAAATCCGAAGTTGAATTCATTGGTATAACAAGAGGCTCTATCCACCACCATCTTGATTCATCAAAATCAATAACTTCATCCTGAAACATAATCGGATGTAAAATTATATTCATTGATCGATATGCAGCAATGAGTATATCTTTATTCTCCTTTCTCGTAAAAGGCATTACAAGATGAATCTGTTTCATTATTTATCTTTCCTGATTATCCCTAAACAGGCGGCCCCCATTGCACTATCCCGAAAGCCCTGACGAGATTAGCTACTACTTCAGAATTTTTTAAACTCTCAATGCTTAAAGTTTCGATTAAGTTCCTGACAACTATTATATTCTTATTTTTCACTACTCTCCCCCTTGATTGCTTCTGCAATAACATGCAGGTGATAAACTCTGTCCGTGAGTTCAACTCTCTCGATGGTCTTTATCTTAAAATTTGCCTTTATATTATACAGTTCCCGGTAATCCGGTTTTGAATAATAAAGCCAGCTGTTCTCTACCCAAAAAGATAAATGCGTTGGGTCTTGAAAACTTCCCTGACCATATTCTGCATCCGGGGTGAATGAATCCAATATTCCCCCAGGTTTTAGCACCCGCCATATTTCATCCATTACTGTGATTGTCTTGCCAATGGGAATATGCTCTAAAACATCGTGAGCCCGCACGGTATCGACGCTGTTATCTGGATATGGAAGTCCTTCTATTATATCGCATACGACATCGGGATTAACTATCGCACGATTATCAATATTGATAAAATTTTCAATCGGTCGAAGCCCTGAACCCAAATTTAAATTTACCCCTGTTGCTGGAACGGCATTATCATCAAAACCAATCGCTTGCCTATTCCAGAAATCAGCCCCCCATTTTTCGGCAAGATGTTTATCGTTGCGGTCGCAGGTTTCGCCGTAATTAACCTGTCCCGCTTTCTCCATGTCCTTGAATGTTACCGATCCTTCATGGTGAACATATGTGTCCCATGCAATACCGACCTTGAACCCCTTCTCCTTGGCCTTATAACAAAAGTCAATCTCCTCTCCACTACACGGCCATAAAGACTCGTCAAAGTCGCCTGCGGCTTCCCAGACGGCTTTTTTGAAGCACATACAGAACCCAATTATCCAGTTGACTTCTTCGCCCTCGCCTTGGTGAGCTTCAAGATACATCCCAGCCTCTTTGTTGAACTCGTCAATATTGGTGTAGGCCGGAAGCTGTACTCTCTGCATCCCTGCACAATAATTAGTAACGGGTCCAACAATATCAAATTCGTCAAGCCATGCTGCCAGGTTATTCAACCCATCATGAGGCACAATAACATCATTATTCAATAAGATAATTGCATCGCCCTTTGCTTCCCGAATACCCTGATTTACCGCCGCCGGAAATCCTTTGTTCTCATCATTACGAATTACCATGACAGGATTGAACCCTGAAAACGGTGGTTTGAATGGTGGTTCAGAACCATTGTCAACCACGATTATTTCAAAATCCGTTGTCGTCTCCATGACTGTCTGAATACATTCTACACTCATGTCGTGCCTATTATACACAGGGACAATAATTGATAACATTTCTCTCCTTTAATCTAAGCTCTCCAGAACCTCGTAATCTATATGATATACCCATACCTGTGCCGTGCCTGTCACGGTGGTATGTTCTTCAACCTGAAACAATGCGTTCTGTCGCCTCATCCATAAACAAGTCGCATCGGTTATCGTTAAAACGCTCTCATCATAAACCGCTGTCAGGTAGGTAAATATCGTTTCAATCTCAGTCGTGCCGGAAGCAATGGAGTATGATGAGAATTGGACAAGAGCCCGTGAATATTCTTCACTGAAAGTATATTCCGGCACGTCCGAAATCAGGCTATACACTACATACGGATAAGTTACAGCTGCGGGAGCACGGCCTTTGTAAAACCGATTGCCAATATAAGTCATAAGCGCTGTGCTTGCCGCTTTACTGTATATGCCTGTTGTGAGATTAAGCATTAGACCGCCTTACAAAGTATTTCAAGTTCTCTGTTCGCCATGTTAATATCTATAATGGCCGTTATGTTGAAATAAGTATTATGATAACGGAGTCTCCAATTTGACTTAATGTCTTTCCGAAAACGCATTCTTATTCTGTGAGTTATTACCATGCCGGGTGCATTGGCAGCGATTATCTCGGCAGCACTTACCGGCCAAATTGATGCTGCCACGGATGAAGCAATAGTTGTGAAAGCAACCTGAAACCCCCCCATCCCGTCTGGAACTTGTGTAGGAGCTTCTATATCAACTCTTTTATTTTTATCCCCTATCCGCATTTTTTGATACTTTCATTTTTATGCAATTTTAAATGAACAAAATTTTTGATTAGCAGCACTCCGCTTTGTTTCAGATCCACAAATTGCACAAATCATATTGGAATATTTACGTAATGAAACACCCTTTTTAATCCTTGCAAGAGCTTCAGGTGTATGTGTGCTACCTTTTCTCATTTTTTTTGCCGCCTATATTCATTAAAATTCGTCCCAAAGCCTAAACGGATAAAGCAGATCCATAAATGTTTTCGATTCGGATACGCTTAATCCAACCGTGTCCTCTCCCCTGCTCTCATACAATTTTGCAATCAGCATCAGGATTGCCGCCTTTGCCCGGTATGGTACATCGGAGACCGCATCACCGTAGC